GTCATCTTGCCGCTTTCCCTTTGCAACAACATTGCCCTTTGGTTCAAAGCCTGGATAGAAAAACTTGCCAGGGATAAGGTCCATCGCCTCTTGCGCGTAAGGCGAAGAGTTGCCAATGAACAACTCGACCTTGCCAGCGCTTATTGGCTTGGCTGCGGTAAACTGCCCCTTGGCATTTCGACCTTGCGCTTTAAGTTGCGGGATATTGAACAAGCTGTACTTACCTCCTTCGCCACCTGGCCGGCCTCTTTTGCCGTCCGCAGTTTCAACAAACCAGTTTCCCTTAAATTCTCCGCTCCAGTCTGGACTAGCAGCAGCCAGATCATTGACAACTTCCTTTGCGGCATTGCGCAAAGCGTTAATTGCAGCGTCTCTAACATCTTCGGCCATTTTTTCAATGCCGAATCCCTTGCCTTTCTTGACCGGCCTTTTGCGTCGTGCCATTATTCTGCTCTTGCCGTGATCCTGGAAGCGTACATGGTAAATTTTTCTATTCCGCCTTCTATGCCTTGCGTGATGAACGGCTTGCCGTCAAGCGTAGCAATCACTTTGCCGTCTAATGAAGTTAGATAAACTGGCCCGACAGGCTTACCGTCACTGCCACTGCCGTAACTTGCGACTTCAGTTACCTTCCACTTGCGGCCAAGGTACTCCAGCCGATCGCTGGAAGTAATCGGCCAAGGCACCGTTTTGTGATCAACCCATGCCTCGACTTCATGCCCCTGCTGCACGCCATCGCGCTCCGCTTTCTTTGAGCGCATTACAGCGCCAGCAGCGTTAAATCTGGTTTCAATGCTAGGCACGTTTCCCGCTACTTCGTCATAAGCGCCAAAACTTACCTTGACGTAGACAAGTGACTGGCACCTGTACTCGCTTATCATTTCCTCGGCAAGTGGCTTTGCCCATACGTCTTGCGGAGCAGCCATTTACCCTCGGAACATTGGAATAATAGTCTGATTCTGCCGGTCAACCCAGCAACCGACTAAATCAATCAACCATGGATACAAGCGCAATACAGTTGGCGAATTACTGCCAACGCGCTTATCCCTTGGCAATACTTTTGCGACGAGACTGGGATCGAAAAATTCCCGCTCAAATACATCGAACTTTTCGCGCTTGACAGCTCGGGCTGGAAGTTGATTAGCAGCGCCAAAAACTGCTGTGCTATCATTGAATAGCACAAGCGCAAGCTCCGATGCGGCAGCGATATAACTTGCGGTCAGTGCTTTGCCGCAGCACGTTGCCTCGTCAGTACACCACCGCAAAGTGCGCAACGCATCTTGGGCAGACTTAAGCGCCTGCCCCTTTTGCGTTGTAGTCAATGCCGCCCAGCCGTCCGCCTTTAGCGTGCCGGCCATGTAAGTGTCTACATCGGCTACCACGATCAGCGTAGGCGGCGTGCAGTTGCACGCTGGCTCGCTGCTGACTGCAGAATACGGATAGGGATTGGCCAGGCGATGCCACGGCCACCAACGCGTCTGCATGGCGCCTCAGACCGCGACAACGCGCCAGGCGGTGCCGTTGTACCAGACCTTGGCGTTGGCGCTACCGCCGGCCACAGGCGCGGAGCCCACGGTGGGGGAAGTGAGTCCGGTCAAGACGCGCTCCATGCCCAGAACAGGCGAAGAGGGCAGGGTGGCGACGGTAAAGGTCTTGCCGAAATTGATCGTATTGAAGGTGGCCATCGGGAAGCGATGCGGGGCTCGGCCCCCAGCATAGCCCCTTCGCTCACTGAAATGCTCCATGCCGGTTCCTCAGGGTTTGCTGCAGCGCTGCCTGAACGACGCCTTGCGGCCAAAGCCGACACGGGAACACAACATAGCACAAAAGCCGCCCAGATCGACCATGAAAAAGCCCCCAGGACTATCACATCCTGGAGGCTCGACAGGCAACCAGAGGGAGCCGCCCCCACGGCTCGGGTCAGATCATACCATCAAAGGTCAGATCGTGCCCCCATAGGGCGAATTGACAACCAGGCGCACAAGCGGAATCAAGCGCGGCTCAGTGTAAGCAAGCGCAAAGTTTGAGCCAGTCGCAAGCGCAGCGTTTGTCGGGTTGTCAGTGGCAGCGCTCCAGCTCGTACCAGGAACGTGGAAACTGTGGTGGTAATCCACAATAATTCCGTCCTGCTTGGAAGGTGCATTGCGATCGGTTTCGATCTCAAGCGGAGTTTGATCGCCTTCCAAGATAACGCCTTCACCGCAAAGGTAAGTGACAAATTGCCGCTGCTGGCCGCTGGTGCCGATGATCGGCAACTGGTCATCTACGACAACATTGAGGTTGTAAGCGTTGCCAATCAGCAAGCGCTTGTTAATGCCCTTGCGGTCGGCATCGTAAGTAAGGAAACCCAACTCTTCAAGATACGCTTGAACAAGCGAGTGCATGAAGATGGTAGTAACCTGATCCTGCCGCTCGCCCAGTTTGTAGCGGGCTTCGATGACGTTCTGGGGAGTCAGGTAGTTGGCGATAGTGGCGCCAGTGGTGACAGCTTTGTTGAGGCTGTTGGTAGCATTAAGCGGTCCGCCAGTGCCAAGCAAGCCTTCCAACTGGGAGATCATCTTGCGCGTCTTGAGCTTGTTAATAGCAGGCTCAAGCATCGAACCAAGCGCGAGCAAGGGATCCTCGCCGCTTGCAAGCCGACTCAATTTGTCAACGGCGTAAGCGAAGCCACGATGAGTAATAGTGGCGTACTGTGTACCGCTTAGGATCTTCTGGAAAGAAAAGTGCCCCTCGCCAGACTGCCCCCAGTCGTTGCCGGAAGTCATAATCTCTTCCACCGGATCAATCGGGCGGAAGAATGGCGCTTCAACGCGAACGCCGGTCGTGTTGACAAGCAGCTCGCTGCTTCTGGCAAGAATGCCAGATCGGACCATCAGAGATTTTTCGTAAATCTCTTGTTGCAAATAAGAAGCAAACTCGCCAGATGTAGCGAGTCTCGTAAGACTGGTAACGTCACCAGCAAAGGTGCCGCCCAAGTTGCCAAGGTAAGCCACTGAATAAAAAGCAAGGTTTGTGTTTGGTCAGCACGACCGCGCAGCAGCGATGCTTTTGCCAGTGGCTTGGCGCTGCCTTACCCCTGGCTGCGAGCAGCAGCGCTCGCTTCGGCCTTCAGCTTAGCAGCCAATTCACGATCACTTGCCTCCAGGGCAATGCGATCTGTCACCCTGCCGCCGGGAAGGTAAGGGTTGCCGGCGGCGCCGGCAAGCTCGCCCGTGGCTGGCCTGGAGCCCATGCCGCCACTGCCGCCCTTGGGCTTGAACAGGTAAGCATACTGAGAGTCCTTCCGCAGCGAGCCAGCGAGATCGGCAACGGTCCCCTTTTGACCGTTGATAATGGCGAAGGTTTTGCCATTATCGTCTACAACACGCGAATGCAGCAAACCCCATACGTGATCAGGCTGGAAAACTTCGGCAGCATTGAAGACAGCCAGAAAGTCAGCACGCAAACGATCCTGAACGCGCTCCTCCTCCACTTTGGCTTTTGCTGCCTTTTCCTCGTCCCGTTCCTTGCGCAGCGTCTCTTTTTCGTCTTCAGCTTGCTTTAGTAGCTCCTGGTATCTCTGTTGGTCTTCCAACTCTTTTTTCTTGCGAGCCGCCTCTTGATCTTCCAGCTCCTTGAGTCGATCAGCTTGCCTTTTCTTTTCGACTAAGATCGTTTCCTTGTTGGCATCTAATGCGTTAAGTCGCTGCTTAAGCTCGTCTACCTCGGCAGCCTTGGCCTGCAGTGCGGCGATTTCGTCTGACGTTAGCGACATGATCGGAGCTTGGTGGATGCGCTACAGTGTAGCGTGTAGCCGATCAAAAGCACCAGTCATGCCAACTCCAGACCCTAAAGCCACAGCCGCCACACCAGCTAAGCCGCCTGCTGCGCCAGCGCCGCCCGTTGCACCGGACGACGAACTGGTTGAAGCTGAAGCTGCACCCATGGTTGAAACCGTCAACATCAGCGGCTTGGTCATGGAGAAGACCGTCGCGCTCGATGGCGAATGCGAAACCAGAGTTATTAGGCAGCCAATGATCGCGGCTGAGCAAATTCGGGCGACCAAAGCCTCTCAACGTGAGCGCGGACACTGATCGCAGTGTTAGCACAATAGCCCCCAAGTTGCCGCATTGTGCAACTTGGGGGCCTTTTAATGTGCTTATGCACTAGCAGGCGGGCGCGTGCCGGCCTGATTTGCGTTTTGCATTTCCTGTTGCTTCATCATTGCGTCCTCCTTTGCTTTCTTGATTTTCTTGACAGTTTCGCCAAGATCCTTCAGGTCTACGTCTTCCGGTATCCACTCGCCTTGGAACAAAATGCGAAGCAGTAATTCTGTCGTAATCTGTCCCTTTTCCTCCAGATCACTTAGCACGCTTACATCTTGGCCAAGCAAGCGGTAGAAGTCAAAGTCCCTATCGACTACAACCTTAGGCGGTTCAATGCCTCTGTATTCTGCGGCCATTCTAAAAGCTTCATTCAAGCCTGACTCAAGTTCCATCGCGGCAACTGCCAGCACGCAATTAGCCTGCTGATGGTCGATGCGTTTTGCATCA